AGATGGCCAAGATTAATTCAAGAAACAAAGGCGCTCAGTTTGAGCGTGATATAGCTAAGATCCTTAACGAATTCTTTATTGAAGAGGGTATTGACTACCAGACCAAACGCAATCTGGATCAATACCAACAGAAGGATCAGTGCGATTTGGAGATGCCGTACTTTGCAATAGAATGTAAGTTCTATAAAGAAGGCGATCTTTTGCGTCCTGCCTGGTGGGAACAAGTCTGCAAGGCTAGTAACGGCAAAATACCCGCGTTGATTTACAAATTTAACCGCAGACCCATTCGAGTTTGCGTTCCTCTATCGGCTATTAATTTGGATTGGCAAAAGGACCACTCTAAGGTAGCCGTATTGTCTATGGATGATTTCTTGTCGGTCTTAGCGACCAATTGGAAGCTGTACTCTAAATAAAAATGCTAGGTTGAGCGTTTGCTCTTAGCGACTCCTAGCGTAGCCGACGGTTTTAAAGTGTAGGTTTGCCTGGGGCAGACGTTTCACTTTGGGGAGATTCACCCATACTAGGTGGAAGATCAGCAGCTTTCGGAGCCAATTTTCTGTCTAGTGACTTATAACCAACGATCTTATTGCTGTCACCGTAGTCAGAATCAGCTTTCGCTTCTTCTATTGCTACCGAAACAATAAACGCTTTACCGTGTAGATCGTGTGCGCTTTTAGGTGGATTGTCGTTACCAAAGCCTGTCGCTTTGCACAATCTGGCCCAATCCGCTTTTGCGTAACCTAGATGCTCTTGGTTTTCCGCCCAAAGCATAAACGGTTTAGTCAGCTTCCAACCCGCGTATTTATCACCCGTTACTTCTAGCTCTAGCCATATCATGTCGTTACCCGCTTGAGATTTCTTTTTCTCACACGTTGTTACCACACAAGGGTAGTCGCCTTTTGGGATAGCTGTATTATCGCTACCCGCATCATCTACATTAAAATCAAATCCTTCAAAGTCATTCATTCTGCACCTCCTGCAAATCCAAGTTTATTAATTACATCAGTCAAGTTTGGACTTTCAAACTCTTCCAATTTACCAGAACGATCTTTGGCAGTATATCCTTGCCCAAGTCTCGTTTGTAACCAACGAGCGGTTACTTTTTTACCTTCTTCATTCTCATCTTCAAATGATCTCATCACTATAACTTCATCAAAGAAGTATGGGATTTGAGTGGGCAACTTGGCCCCAACCATCATCGGTTGATAATGAAACATGCCAGAAGACTCATCGCGTTCCCTACTTTGTTTGGCGATGAATACCACGTGCAATGGCAGATCTCTAAATCTACGCATCGTCTTAATCATCACTTCGATGACCTCGCCGTACGCACGTCTAGGATCTTTACTTTTTGCTTTCTCTTGAGACAACAAAATCTCAGACATTTCAGTGATACTGTCTAAGCAGACGGTATCGTAGTCTAAGGTTCCATTCTCTAAGAGTTGAGCAATCTCTTCTATCTCTGACGCTTCTTTTACTTCGATTGCATCCAAGTTTTCAGCATCTTTAATAGACAACAAACCACTTTCCATACTGACAACCAAGGTCTTACCTGGTGCTGTCTGACAGAGGGTAGTTTTTCCGACCCCACTCTCGCCGTAGACCAACAGCTTGGCGCCTTGCTGTTCTACTAACTCGTTGGGACTTTTGATACGATTTAATATTTTATCGTTCATTTACTTTCTCCAGTTGATAACAAAATTGTTTTCGTTTACTATGTGTTGAAAACAACATTAAACATATAGTAACAATGAACAAAGAAAAAAACAAGAACCAATGGAAGATTAATTACCTTTACCGTCAACAACAACTTGGTGAGAAGGACCTTATGAATTTGTATTCAGAAGGACTTGAGCCAGAATTTAAGGAGCGTGATGTGGAACGAATAACATTAAAACAGTATATAGAATTTATAGGAATAGACCCAGCAGCAGAGCTTTTTGATTGCTCCTCTGCCTCAACAAAAGCTTGGAGATACGGCCTTAGACAGCCTTCTATAGAACAAGCTAAAAAGATAATCAGAGCCACCAAAGGTAAGTTGGACTTTGAATCAATCTTTGGACCCATTGACCAACCCGCTAAAGCCAAAAAGACGGTTGATTAGTGTTAAACGTCAAAGCAACTGCGCAAGATTCTGCGTTGGAGCTTGCTCTTGCTTATGCAGAAAGTGGTTACAGTCCCGTACCATTATTAAGACATAATAAAGTACCCCCTAAAGAATTGGGGAGCTGGCAACAGTTCAAAGAGCGACAACCGACGACGAAAGAAATAACTCGGTGGTTTAAAAACCGCGACGATTTGGTCGTGGCTTTAATCTGCGGAGACTTTATTGTGGTGGACGCAGACACACCAGAAGCGTGTATATGGGCAGAAGAGAATCTACCCAACACTCCTTGCAAAGTAGTTACAGGCAAGGGTATGCACTATTACTACAACAACCCAGAAAACTACACAACGTTTGTTGCCAGAAGAACTGAAACTTCAGATCCTGCCAAACTGATAGACATAAGAGGACGCGGTGGTTTAATCATTGCTCCTTACAACATTCACGCAACAGGAGCCATATACGAACCCAAGTTTATAGACGGCTGGGATTGGCACGACACAAGCGATTTACCAAACCTAACCAAAGAACATTGGGTAATGATTACGGGTGCTGAGAAGTTAAATGGCAAGGCCATCACTTCACCGTTTTCAATGGAAGGTGTGGTTGCGGGTAGCCGTAACGACAACGCCGCTCGATTAGCAGGAAACTTAATAGCAAAAGACGTAAGTATAGAAATGGTTGATTTCTTTGTTCAGTCTTGGAATCAACAAAACAAACCGCCTTTACCAAGATCAGAAATATCTACGACAGTTAACTCTATATTAAAGACACATGAAAGGAAGAACCAACAAGCTCCTGCTTTCATACAACGTAAGTACAACGTAAGTGAACCAACCGATTTATACAACCCTCCAGGTATTGTAAAAGACATATACGAATACTCAGAAACCATAGCGCAGATAGAACAACCCGCTTTGTCTATGCAAACCGCCCTAGCGATCGGTTCTGTATCTTTGGGTAGAATGTACAAAACGGATATGAACAATTTTAGTTCCATGTTCTTTATGTGTATTGCCAAATCTGGACAAGGTAAAGAAAATGTTAAGACGGTTATGGAAGCCGTACTGGATGGTGCGGGACACGCAGAGATAATGGCGGGAGACGGTTACACGTCAAGCGGTGCGGTTTACAGCTTACTAAGACACAAGCCAACACACATAACCGTGATGGATGAATTTGGTAAAAGATTGGAAAGTATATCCAAGTCTTCCAACTCCAACAAAGAGGATGCCATACAAGTCCTTATGGAGACGTGGGGACGTTGCCACGGTACGATCAGACCAGACAATTACTCTATGATGACTCTGACCCAAAAACAGCAACAAGAGGCTTTAGATCGTTCAACAATTAAACCCGCAATAACCTTGGTTGGCATGTCCGTTCCTAGAAACTTTTACGGTGCTTTATCAACAGGGCGAATTGTGGACGGATTTCTAAATCGTTTTATTGTTGTTGAGTCCAAACTGCCCAGAACGGTAGGCAGAATGGTGCCATTCGTAGAACCGTCCCATGCCATATTGGAATGGGTGCGTAAGGTCAGGGAAACCAATAACGAAATGGAGCAGATAGCCAGAGACAACTCAGAGGTAGATTTTAAACAACGGGTAGTAAAGTTCGACGACGATTCCAGAAAGCTTTTGGATAAGTTGGCTTACGAATTGGTGGATCAACAAAACAAATTAGAAAAGGACGGCTTAGAAGTACTGCTCTCCAGAACAAGAGAGAAAGCGATGCGTTTGGCTTTGATAGGCGCTCTAGCTGACAGTCCATACACCAATACAATAAGAGGCGATATAACCAAGTGGGCAATAGATTACGTCTATTACTACGATCAGATAATGGTAGCTACGTGTGAAGACAAGGTAGCAGGATCCGAAATGGAAAGCCGTATCAAGCAAGTTCTTAGCTTTATAAGGACGCAAGGAGAAATGGGCATCAGTCGTCGAGATATAGACAGACGAGAATTGTTCAGATCAATGAAGTCTTTTGAAGTAAAAGAAATCATCACTCGCTTAATGAACGCGGGAGAGATACAAGAAAAAGACGTCAGAGTAAAACAAACAGGGCGACCAATGAAACGAATAGTCGCTATAGATCCTAATTTTTTCGATGATTAAAGAAACAAAAAAAATGATGTATGAGTTAATGACGGTGTGGGTTTATGTGGTTATAGGGATCTTGGTGTTGTCGGTAACGGCAATCTCCATACCCTTCGTGGCTCTGCATCGTTTGACTAAAAGCATATACAAGGGAGTTACAGATGAACGCGAAACCGAAGATGGAAACGATCAGCGATCAAAAGCGCGAAGAGCGTGTTGCTGGATTTATAGAAGGATTATGGGGCGTAAGGTGTCATAAGCTACCAGTCAGTTACGGCCTAGATTATTGGTGCGAGAGCAAAGAGTCTTCGTTCTGGTTAGAAGTTAAATGCCGTAGCTTTGGTATTAATAAGTACGACACTTTATTACTGAGCGCATCCAAGTTGCGTATGGGAGCCGCTCTGTCTCTGGCTACCAACCAACCATTCGTCCTGGTGTTTGCTATGACGGACAGCGTGTATTCACACACTTGGGACAGAACCAAAGTCTACGACGTACGTTTTGGTACGATTGCTGAACCGCAACTGCCAGAGGACTCAGAGCCGTACATACATTTAAGTAAAGATGAATTGGTTTGTCTATCAGATCACGCGTTAGGATTTGATCGGGAGGAGTTGGGACTTACCTAAGTATTCTCTAATTCTTTTAATCTTTTTTCAATATACTCAGGTGTACCCATATTTATTTTAATTTCAGATCCACTGCCTTCGTGTGGACCTACTGCTCCTGCAACATTTCTAGCCACTCCATAAGGGTCTAATTTTATTACGCTTTTTATTGCTCTTTTTATGTATTCCTTTCGAGGAATACCATGTGCGTTAAAATTGTATTGATCTTTTACAACTTTATTACCATTTTCATCTACTATTTGCGCACCACCTATAAAAGTTTTTAAATTATAATTTGTTTTTGTAAGATTGTTTATAAATTCTAGAGGGGTCATTTTTTCAGTAAGCAACCCTGGGTGTTCTTTTTGTAATTGATCGTAGTAATAACTTTTGTTTCCTACTTGGACAGAAAACTTACCATTTTTAAAATTTTCAAGTTCTTTGCCAGTAAATGTACTTGGACTTACATCTTTCATTGTACCTGTTCCATAATCATCGTAAGTAATATCGCTTCTACCATCCGCCATTACTTGGTCTGAAATTCTAGTAAGCTCATCAAGCTCTCTTTGTGTCAAATCATTTTCAGACAAATCCCCTCTGCCTCCCATCATGGTATAAGCAAATTGTTTTACATTGATAGGTATTAAAGCTAAAGGTGTATTTGTATACCAACTAAAATCATTATGTCTTGCACGCGCTCTTGCTTGTTCTTCGGGATCTTGTATAGCAGCAAGCTTTTTTTCTATTGCGTCCCTAACTGCTCCTTCTGGTACTGACATTAAATTAGTCCTGCTATCTTAGTCAAAAGAACGTAATCTTCTGGCTATATCTTCATTTGCAAAAGATCCACCTAACAAAGCTCTGCTAATAGGTTCTAAATTATTTTGAAAACTTGGTTGTGTTGGTTGAACTTCTGGCAAATCTAAAGAAGCTGTTGCTATTGGAGCTTTAGGATCAATTCCAATCCTATCGGTTTCTTCTGTCATTTCTTGCAAGCCTCTTAGTGGAGCCTGTCTAGCGGTGACAGAAATAGGCGTTGCAATTGCAGTTCTTGCTACTCCGTAAGCATCTAATAGTGATGGAAGGTCATTTTTTATAAAGGCACTAGGAGGTGTTTTACCAACCAACAGTTTTATAATAGTTGGCCTTGCCAATAATTCTGAAACTATTCTTAACGGAGAAAATGTTCCTATTGCCTGTATTGGGGCCAAAGCCATTTTAAAAGCTATGTTAGTTGTCATTAAATTACCAGCCGTGCTACCTTCTCCGCCAGCAGCAAACTTAAATCTTGTAGCAATATCTTTTAAATTTTTATATTGGACTTCTCCAAAGGTTTCCTTTAAAACATTTTCACCGTAACCAGTAGGCGAGAATATAGCGTCGTAAAATTTACCCTCGTTAAACAATTGAGATATTGTGTCTTCACCTGGATGAACAAAGTCTGATAAAATTTTGCGCATCGCAGTATCTTGAAACTGTTTGTATTCAATAGATTCTGGCCCTAACAATTCTTTTACTTTAATAATTTCATCTGCGTTTCCACGTTTAAATAATGATGTAACAATATTTTCTGTATCAATACTTCCATTTTGAATTTGTTTAAATATATTAATTTTAGCAAAGTCTTCAACTTCTAATTGTGATCTTAATTTGTTTTGTAGATTCGCAACAACATCATCTACGTTGCCGCTTTCTGTTAATAATCTATTAAAATCTTCTAACGAAGTGGCTTTTGATAGATTATCAGTTTCTCTTAATGCTTTAACTAATTGATTTTTTTGTGTGGACCCAAATAAAGCATCACCTGTAGTGCCGTAGGAATCTATTTTATTTGCAATTGCTCTGTAATTTGTTTTTCCAGTATCTTTTACTTGCTTAACAATTGTTCTTATAAATTCTTTTTGCAATACTTCTTTTATATCGTTTTTATTAGTAAATGTAGGACTTTTAATATCTATATTAGCATCTGCTAAAATCTTTTTTTGATTCTCGTTAAAACGTAAAGGTACGTTTAAAGGTGGTTTTGATCTATCGACTATCTTGCTGCCTTCTTTAGTTGCTCTTTTGAAGCCAGCCGTTTCTACGTTTAAAGAATTTAGATATCTGTTTAAAACTTCTCCGTTATTTTTCTTTAATAAAATATTATTAAGAATTTTGTCTGTGTCCCAACCTCCAGCGCTGGCATCTTTAAACATTGCAGATAAATTGCCTTGAGCAAATGTTTGTCTTCCTTTTGCAAAAAAACTGTTAGCGACTGTTATAGAGTCTATATAAGCTTGTATTTTTTTTGCGCTTGCTGCATTATCAGTAATACCTTCTCTTCCTGATTTTATTAATGCCGCCTGTATTATTGCTACCCCTGCATCTTGACCTGATGACAAATTATTGATAGTTGTATCAACCACTTCATACAATCTGCTTCTTAATTTTTCATCAAGTGTAGAAAATTTACTTTGTCCATCAGCGCCTACCCTTATTTTTTCTCCAAGCTCAGATCTTAAACTTATTAATTTTTCTAAAGATACTTTTTTAGACGTTCTACTGCCTATGTTTATTATTGAATCCAATTCAGCAGCTAATTGTTTTTGGCTTTCTAACGGTTTTAAATTTTTTCCTGTGCCTATTACTTGCTCTTTAACTAATCTTGCATACGAAATTAGAGGAGAGGCGTCTATAAAATCTATACCTTTTTCTAAAAATTCTTCTGGAAGGCCTGCCTTAATCATTTGTTCCGCTTCTCTACCAGTAGCAGGGACTCTAAAAAATTTATTTACTTGGTTGTATAAATCTCTAGAAGTGTCTGACCAAGCTGCGTAAGATTCAGCAGTAGCTGTTCTAATTTGTTCTCCAGCTTCACTTGTGGCTGGCAGTTCAAAAGCATCAAAGTCTCTTAATATTCCATTCATGCTTTTATCTAAATTTGAATTGGCAACGTCTAATTGTTTTTTTGTTTCATCAAAACTTTTAGACAAACTTCTTTTAATACCTTCACCAGTTTTTAAATTTAAAATACCATCTTTGTATCCTGTTGATATAACGTCATCAATAGATTTTTCAAAGCCTTCTGTTAAATTATTTGTTGATCTTACTAAATTACTTAAATCAGTAACTAAAGTTTTTTTCAAAGCCTCTGTTCTTGTTTTAGACTTGGTAACTGTCTCAGTAATACCTTGTAGGGTTCCAGTAAGGGGACTGTCCAAAGCTGCAATAGCAACGGCTCCTTTATAATTTTTTCCTGAAGCGGTATCTTTTATTCCACTTGCGTAAAGATTGGCATTTATAAGATCCTGTCTTCCCAACTCTCCTCTAGATAAAGCTTTTTGGCCCAAAGTGTATTTTAATAACTTACCTCCCAGTCCAAATATTGCTTCACCACCAGCACCTATTGCTGCTTCTGTAGCTAGTAAACTTGCAAGCTCTCCTGGAGTGTTGTCTTGTAATCCAGCAGCATACTCTATTCCTTCTTCTATGCCTTTACCGCCAGCAGCTCCAATACCAGTTCCTACAGAAATTTTACCAATATCCCCTATTGTTTTAGTTTTTAAATCTTTAAATTTAGGTTTAATTTTTCCTCTAGTAATTATAGAACCAGCTATTGATCCCACTATGGGGCCGTATATACCTGCAAAATCTGCAAAGTCGTTAAAAGAAAAACTGCTTTCATCAATAATTACGTTTTTATTAGAAGTTGGTTCTATTCCTAACGTTCTCAAACCGTCTGGTGTTAATGCCAAATCTCCTTTACTGTTTCTGGTAAAACCACTACTCCCAACGGCTTCTTGTAAAACTTTTTCTTTACCAACCATGTTTTCCATTGCGCCTAGTTTGGTTCTAAGCCAAGGAGCTGCTACACCCGTGTCGTAATCAAATTGTTCTTTATCAAAAGCAGAAGCCATTTTTTTTGTTCGTAGATCAACAAAACCAACTTCTCCAGAATTGTAATATTCTATACCCCTTTGTTTGGCATATTCGGGATCGTTAGTATCAACTTTAATGTATCTACCATTTGGCAATCTTACTTTTATAGCCATTATTGTATTACGTCGTCTTCAGTTATTTGAATTTCACTACCGTCGCCACCGCTACCCCCACCAGCGCTTGATACATCCACGCCTGTTTGACCTTTTATTATTGAAAGTTCTGGAATTCTTTCACCGTAACGAGCCTCGTAAACTGCAACTAAACCTCTTTGTTTTCTTATAGAATTGTTTAAAGTTTCTTTAACGTTGTCTAATAAATCAATAAGAGAAGCTACGTTTGAAACTGGACTTTTTAAATTACCAATTAAATCCTCAACTAATTTTCTGTCGGCGTCAGATATTGTTTTACCTTTTTCACCTAATAGTTGTGTAACCATTCTGGCTTTCAATAATTCAACAACGTTTTGTGCCGATTGTCTGTCAGTTAATTCACCTTCGGCGTTAAAAAATCCTGCAATATCACTGCCAAGTGCTGAAAACCAACCCGTAACTCCTGTAATTCCTTCCGTTTTGTATAACTCTTGTAATTTGTTAATCTTTCCTACTACATACATAGATCCATCTAGATCTGAAACTTGTTCTGAGTACTTTTCAATTACTTTAAGTGTAGTATCTTCTTTTAACGTATTTTTTGTTTCTTCTTTTTCTAAAAATTCTTGATAAGCCAGTCTTTCAGATTCTTCAATATCACCAACCGCTTTTGCTGCGTTTGCTGCTCCTATTGCAATACCGTCTCCTAAATTATCAGTTCCTGCTAAAGCGGCAGACATTTGCTCCATAAAGATATTTCTGTTTCTATTATTTTTTTCTTGCTTTTCTTTTTGGTATTGTTCAGAAACTGCTTTATCTTGGTCTTGTACGTAAGAAATTATACTTTCAACATCTATTATTTCTTTGTCCAGTTTAAGCTTTTTGTTTTTTTCTTTTTGCTTCTTGTCGGCTGCTTCGCTTTCCGCTTTTTGTTTTTTTAAGTCTTTTTTGTTTACTTTGTCTAATTCTTTTTGTATTTCATCAGGCATAATTGAGGGTGGTGGTAAGCTGTCATCATCTAACATTCCAAGACCAATTGCTGCGCCAGTTCCGTAAACTGCTGATTGTGTGGGTTTAAAATTGTAGGAACCTGGATTTAATGGATTACGTGGTTGAAAACCTGCTTTTCCTGGAACATTTATACCTGGTTTTTTTCCAGCTATAGGATTTAACTTTTCCCCTGCTTTTTTAGAAACATCTGCAAGTTTTTTTAATTTTCTAGCAACACTTGCACTTTTTAAAGCTGCTGCTGCTGTTGTACCAATCCCAGTTAGTCCTAAAGCAGCGATTCCGTAATCTAATGGGTTAGTATAATCAAAAAGTAAACTTCCTTTACCTCCTATTAATCCAGGTTGATTTTCAACATCTTGTACTTGTAATGCAAGAGTTATTTCGTCTTTTAACTCAGCAGCATTTTTACCTGTAGGATCTATACCTAATTTGCTTACATACTCTAAAATAGAAGGTGATAAAGAGGTAACGCTATCTCCTTCTGCAAACATTCGTCTTTGTAATATATTCATTTAAGTATCGTAAACCCCTCCAGGATTGTTAGTTCCAGTGTTGTAACCACCCCCCTGTCCAGGTTGTTGTCCAGGTTGTTGTCCAGGTTGTTGTCCAGGTTGTTGTCCAGGTAGTCCACTTGTAACTTGCTCACTTGTAGGATTTTGTTTTGCCATTAATTGATCTAAGTAACTTGTATATTTACTCATATCAGTCGGTTGTGGGGGTGGTCTATTATCTCCTGCAAAAGTTCTATAACTTCCTAAGAACGCACTTATACCTTGATTGTAAGGATCTTGAGGCATACCGTAAGTTTTATTAATCCTAGTAGAACCACCTTGATATTGAGGTAAGAATCCTTGTACGTAGCTGGCTGCTTGAGTAGGTGCAAACCTATTTTGTACCGCTCTTTCGTATTGTCTTCCAAGTCCAGTCTCTTTGACACCTCTTGCTATTCCTCCTAAGTCTGACAATTCTCTTCTTTGAGAAGAAGCTAAGTCGTATTCTGTTCGTCCTAGATTTCCTATTTGCCCGCCGTATCCAGCAATATCAGAACCTATATCTCTTGCGAGTCCTGATCTGGCCGCTCCAATATTACCCAATTGATTACCGTAACTTGATAAGTTACCTGCCAATCTTTCTCTTGCTCCAGCTTGCCTACCAAATTCTCCGATTGCTGTATTTTGCGCTTGTGAGAAACCTCCAGAACGTATTGCTGCTAATGACTCTCCAATACCCCTTCCTAAAGCTGCCCTTCTTTCGTCGGCAGACAGTCTTGCTCTAGAACCAAAAGCCGATTCCCCGCCGCTATTTATGTTTTGCGCTCTGGCCGATATATCGGCTATTTCACCACCTTTAAATGCGTCGTCTATTGTTTGTTGTACTACTCTGTTTTCAAACGGATCGTAAAATTGTTTGGTTAAGTTTGGATCAAACTGCATACCAGCAGCCTGACGAGCAGTATCGGTAGCAGCTCCTAAGTATTGTTGTTGACCAGAAAAATAAGGTTGAGCCAATTCACCAGCACGTCTGGACATGCCCATACCTTCTTGTATGCCAAATAAATTAGCATCTGTATAAGGTTGGTAAGATCCAATTCCTCCGTAAGCACCTTGCATCGCCGCTTTTTCTAAAGGCGACAAACCTGCGGTCTGCCTCATAATAGCTGGCTGTCCGTAAGCTCTGTTAGCAGCGCTAGTAGCTTGAGCTATTAAACCTGGAGTGTCAGGCGACCCAAAATACGCTTCACGTACAAACGGATCAGATAAAACTTCGTTTCTGTCTATTGCTGTTAATACAGGATCAATTGATGCTGGTACTTCTGCCATTACACTGCCTCAAATATGTTCATTAATTCACGCATGTTTTCTACGCCCTTGTTTCTAGATGACTTTCCGCCAGATATTAGTTCAATACCTGATTTGGTTTTGTTTACGTTGAAAGAACCTGCTCCTTTAGTGGCTGCTGCTGTCATTACAAACTCACCATCGGATAGCATCGCTGGTATGTCGTCTGAAGTACCCGTTCCAGGTCCTTCTGATTCACCACCCTCACGCATATCCAGTTCGGCTATACCGCCTTCGGCGTAGTACATCCTGTTGTCTATTGGACCTCCGCCTGCTACGGTTAATTTAACAGGTGCAGGGGCCAATCCAAACTCACCTCGAGTACCGCCCGTCCCTAAATCGGATGCCAGTTGGTACCTTCCTAATTGATCCATTGATACTTTAGGTGTTTCAGATATACCACCTGCTCTTTTCTTAGAAGCATCGTAAGCAATTTTGCCTAGAAAAGCGGGTAAGGCTAAAGAACTCAAACCACCCATACCTCCGCCAGCAAACAAACTGTTGCTGTTAGGATCCGTTTGCCCTTTTATAGTGTCTTCAATTCCTTTTATAAATCCAGGTGTTTTTCCATCTCCCCCATAAGCATCTCTCAAACCGCTGCGCCCACCAAATCCAAATTTATCACCAATAGCTTTTATCCAATCTGGGGTGCCTCCAGAAGATGCAGTTTGATTGTTAGTTTGATTGATAGTTTGATTGTACATCTGTAAAGCTTGTTCTGGAGAGTAAAAGTTACCATCTTTATGTTGTATAACCGATTGTCCATTTACTATTTTTTCTGTTCCTAAATCAAAGTTATTTCTTAACCAAGCTTCTTGAGTCTCTGCTGAGGGTTGTCCTCCTGCTGATGGTTGTCCTGAAGTTTGCACCATTTGTCCTTCCATACCAGGAGTAAATACAGCGTTCATAGGATTTCCAGTATTTGTAAAAGTATTAAAGGTCTGTCCTCCGATTGTATCAGCACCTCCTACATCACTAAAGAAGCCTCCGTATCCTTGCCTTTGGTTATCTGCGTATGTTTTTCCTAATTCTTGACTGTATTGAAAAGGATTAAATACAGTTTCTCCTTCTATAACATTTCCTAAATTATCTAATTTAGCAACTTGTCCTATATTTTTAAAAGCATTTGTTATTCCTCCACCTGCTGTTTTAAAAGCTCCAGATGTAATATTTTTTATAGCTCCGCTATCTCCAAACAATTTTTGCGATCCACCAGCTCCTAAAGTAAGTATGTCTCCTAATCCACCATCACCTTTTGCAATGTTATTTAAAGCATTTGCTTTGTTGTAAACAACTGCAAACGATTGCCAAGGGCCAGGTATAACAGCAGCAATTGGTGCTATTTTTTTAACTACTTTTTTTACACTTTTCCAAGCTTTTTTTAAAGAAAAACCAAATTCAGGCAACCCCGTAATAGGGTTAATAGACATATTATCTCCAACGGTATACCTTGATGGATCAAGACCTGCGTTTTGCATTTCTTCAAGCAATCTTACTCTAGTTTCAGGCGTAATAACTGGCGGTACAATCATTTCTCCTGATGCAACGTGAGCCATGTATTTATCTTCGTCTCGTCCTAATGCGGCTATTCCTGTTCCGCTATTGTCTATTCTGTTCATATTCTTTTGATTTTACCCTTATTATTGGTTTCTGTTAATTATAAATGAAATTAAAGTTGTTTTTTTTATCTTCAATTGATTCTTTATTTACAAGCCAAAAGACCAATAAATACCTATTTCCTGAATCTACAGCTAGGCCTCTGTGCATGTGTGTAAAGCTAGGGAACATCAAGGCGTTACCTGTCGGTATAGGTTCTACTATTCCTTTTCCTTGAAATTCTGTACCGCCCCCTTTGTATTCTCCTGTATTAAGAGGAACTACTACACTTATATCTGCGCTAGAATCGTGGTGCCAAGCACCTTGTTGTTTGTCTATTAGATTGTAATTGGCTATCTGTACGCCACCTTCTGATATTGTTCTGCCCCAAAGAGTTATAAATATAGGATTAAGTATTGTTTGCGCTATATACATCAAAGATTTGTATATATCTGGAACGCACTCTTGCAATACTATTTCAGGTATTTGTCTAAGTTTGTCTTCTTCTGGGTTGGGATTAAAATTAAAATGTTCTTTTAAATTTTTAAGTTCGTCGTTAAATATATCGCAAAATATTTCTGAAAAAAGTGGAGTGCTGTAAACACCCTCGTAATGTTTTTTAATAATTTTTTTTATTGGTGTGTTGGGTAAACTTTCTTTGCCTTGGGTTTTAAAAAAAGCAGTTAGTTGTTTTTCTGATTCTTTAACGGCTTTAAGGGTATTTTCATCAATATACCAATCAGCAGGTTGCGTAAGTAAAAGATTCTTTACTTGATAGTTTTCTGTAAATTGTTCATTTTTAACTGCTTGCATATTACTATGAGTACCAATTTTCTATGTTCCATCCTGAGACGGAGCTAGTTAAACTTACGGTGACGTTTCCATTTGTTTCAATAGAAACAGATCCTACCGATGCTTGCAGTTCGTACCCCTGCGGATTTGCTGGAGTATGTAGCTGTATCCACCTATTACCTATATAAACTTGTAATACACCAATGGATGTGTTCCATATTACATCACCAATAGAAAAAGCCAAAGTGCTGATTTGTTGGTCGTTGTATTGAGGTGTTGAGTCAGGATCAAAAGTTCCTAGATTAATTTCTAGTATTCTAACCAAACGATTAAAAGTGTCTCTATTAGCAAATTCATTAGACTCGATAGGAAGTCTAGTTTCTAACAGTTTGCTCATCTTCTGCCATCGGTTTTTACGTCAAGCCTAGTAGCGCCAAGTCTCCATCCTAGTGAAACGTTTCCAGAACCAGATTGGTCATCATTTGATTCTACTCGTACAACAGCTTGCCTGCCTCTGGCTCTAATATTGGCTTTTGTTGTATTAGAACTTATTTCTGATGTAGCTTTAGTGGTTAACGACTCTCCTGGGTAGTTCCTTACTTTGGTTACTACGTTTACTGAACCTGAGTTGGTGTCTTGTAAAAAACGTATGTCAGGTATAATGGAAGATATAGAAGAAAATTGGTCGCCGTCGCCTATATCAAAGTCGCTAGATTCTATAAAAACATTGGTCATAGCACTACCATCATCATTAAAACCTATTTCATGTTGGTAAACGTAATTATCGTTTGTAGCTTGTGGAAAGTTTTCTACTCCAGAATCTAACCAAGCGTGTCTTTCTAAATTTCCGTAATACCAAACTTGTTCTTGTGTGTTGTAAATAACGTAGCGATCTATCTCGGATGCTGAAGAAGATGGATAAAACCAACCCACTTCATTATTTTCACTATTGGTAAAAGCATGTATTTTAAAAGCTTGTCCAACGTTAAAATCAGAAAATACGTAATCCAATACAGAACAAGGTAATTTTTGCACACTGCCGTTGTAAATATAAAAACTTCCGTAACTCATAAAATATATGCCAGCGTCCCCTGTAACGGCTGCTTTAGGCCCTATTAAACCTGTAGCTTCGTTTATTAAATTAACAGCAAAAGTAAATGGAGGACCTACGAATTGCATGCTGTAAACAGAAGTATCACTAAATATAACTATTTCTTGTCTGGACTTAACAGCTCCTACAATTTTAGAACCGCTTGATAAACGTAAAGATCCTGCGGTATTTGTAATTAATGGTTCAAATTCTAATGCGTTTTCTTGGTCAGAAAAAGCAATAAGCATCGGGTCTATAGACCCAGTTCTTGAGCTGCCCACAATAGGATCGGCTCCCAATACTATTAAATGCCTGTCAACTTCTGATGTAATTACTTGCAAACCAAGTGTCGGTACCAAATTGGCTCCGCTTATACCAGATAAATCTACTGCT